ACCTCGCCGCCCCCCCCGCCCTGTCCGGGCTGTCCCGGCGCCGTATCCCGCCGCCGCCGGACAGCCTGTCTTGGAGCACCGGGCGCGCACGATGCCTGGCACGAATGGTCAGTGGAGGGAGAGCAGGTTGACAAGATCGACCTAGAAGATCACGCGGTCTGGTATCAGACTAACCCGGCCATGGGCATTCGGCTCAGCGAGGAGTTTGCGGCGGAGGAGTGCCGGAGCATGAGCGCCGACGGCTTTGCCAGAGAACGCCTAGGCTGGTGGAGCCCCGTTCTGACGGAGCAGAGCGACAAGGCGCTGTACGCCCGGGCCTGGGAAGCCTGTGCCAGCGAAGCCGAAAAGCCGGAGGGCAAGACCGCTTACGGTGTCAAGTTTGCCGCGGATGGTTCCGCTGTGTGCCTGTGCGGCGCGGTGATCCCGAAAGATGGCCCGGCCCGCGTCTCGCTGATCGAACAGCAGCCCACCGGCCGCGGCCTGGCCTGGCTGGTGGACTGGCTGAACGAACGCTATGACCGCGCAAGCTGTGTGGTGATTGATGGCCGCAACGGGGTGGACGTGCTGGTGGAGCGCATCCGCCCCACCTGGAAAGCCAAAAGTGCCGTGCTCCGCCCCTCTGCCAGGGACGTAATCGCATCGGTAGGGCTGTTTACCACCACCGTGAACGAGCGCGGCCTGACCTGGTACAAGCCGCAGCAGGCCCTTGTCGAAAGCGCCGTTACCAGCACCAAGCGCCCCATCAGCGGCGGGTATGGCTTTGGCGGCGACAACAGCCTGCCGCTGGAAGCCTGCGCCCTGGCACTGTGGGGCGCGAAAACCTGCAAGCGCGACCCGACACGCAAGATGAGGATTGGATAAAGGAGAACCATGACGACTACCCTGAATTTTGGTATTGTAGCCGGGCTGACCGCCGCGGAACAGCAGCAACTCAGCAACCTGGCCGAGGCGTACACCTATCACCAGAGCCACAACGCCACCAAAGACAAATATTATGAGGGTCATGTGACCCTGAGGGATGTCAACCTTGGCATTGCCCTGCCCACGGGGCTGCGCGGGCTGGAGGTCGGCTGCAGCTGGGGTCAGAAAGCGGTGGATGTGCTTGCCGCCCGCAGTATGTTTGACGGCTTTGTGGGCACCGGCGGCAGTCTGGACAGCCTTGCCCGGCTGGTGGCGGATAACCGCCTTGTGGCCGAATACGCCAAAGCCTGCCGTGATGAGCTGAAATACGGCTGCGTGTTTGCCACGCTTTCGGCTGACGATGCGATCGGCTGCCGGATCCGGTTCCACTCCCCTGCTGCGGCCGCTGCCCTGTGGAGCGGCGAGAAAGGCCGGATCGACTGCGGCCTTGCCATCATCGACACCATGAAGGACGAAAAGGACGAAGGGAAATGGACCCCGTCCATCGTCAACTTCTATACCGACACCGCCCTGATCGTACTGACCCGCGAAGGGACCGTCTGGACAGCAAAACGGCATCCCAATAAGATGGGGCGGCCGCTGATGGAGCCACTGATCTGGAACGCCACCAGCAGCAAGCCGTTTGGCCGCTCCCGGCTGAAACGGCCCATCCGCTCACTGATTGACGATTATGTCCGGGTTGTGGCCAACGCCGCCATTGCGCTGGAGTTTGACACCACGCCGCAGAAATACATCCTTGGCGTGACGGATGAGCAGTACGATACCATCGTATCGGACAAGTTCCGGCAGTATGTCGGGGCGATCATCGCGGCCACGACCAACCCCGACTCCGGCGAAAAACCCGCGTTCGGCCAGCTGGCACAGGGCAGCCTTTCGCCGCACGTTGAAAAGATGCGGATGACGGCCACCCAGTTTGCCGCTGCCACCGGTCTGACCGTGACCGATGTTGGCGTGGTGAACGATGCCAACCCCACCAGCAGCGATGCCATTCTGGCCCAGAGCCAAACCCTTGTATTGCTGGCCCAGCAGCTGAACACCGGCAACGGGGATGCACTACGCACCATTGCCCGGATGGCCCAGGCCATTGCCCGCAAAGTAACGCTGGATGAGCTGACCGAGGAAGAGCGGGACGTGATGGCCCACTTCAAGAACCCGGCGATGCCCAGTGTAGCCGTGACCGCCGATGCAGCCATCAAGATTGCTTCCGCCCGGCAGGAGTTTGCCGCCACCGACACGTTTTTGGAGATGATCGGCTTTGACCAGGCCGATATCCGCCGCATTAAGGCGCAGGAACAGCGGGTGCGCGGGCAGCAGTTGCTTGTTGAGGTAGACAATGCAGATAACGGCGAAAACGTGGAATGAATACATCACCCGGCTGTCCCGCCTGAACCAGAAAGCCGGGCAGTTGATGCGGCAGTACATAGACACCCACGGCACCGGGGATGCCGATGCGCTGATTACTTACGCCGCCGCGCTGGTGACAAAATACGGCGAGGGCAGCGCCGAGCTGGCCTGCCAGATGTATGACGCCCTGGCCGAAGCGGCCAACGCCAGGGTGCCCGCCGCCGAGCCTGCCGTACCGGCAGACTACGGCGAGGTTGCCCGCATGGTGAACGCCACCAAGAACCAGAACCCTGCCAACCTGCCCAACGGCGTCAGCCGCCTGGTCAAGCGCGCCGGAGCCGACACCACCCTGAAAAACGCCGTCCGCGATGGGGCCGAGTGGGCCTGGGTTCCGCACGGAGACACCTGCCCGTTCTGCATCACACTGGCAAGCAACGGCTGGCAGAAAGCCAGCAGCAAGGTGCTGAAGGGCGGCCACGCCGAACACATCCACGCCAACTGTGACTGCGAGTTTGCCATCCGGTTTGACCACAACACCACCGTGGCAGGGTATGACCCGGAAAAATACCTTGCGCAGTACAATGCGGCAGGCGGAGACATCAACAAAATGCGCCGGGTGAACTACGCCGCCAACAAGGAGCGCATCAACGCACAGAAACGGGCGGCGTATGCGGCGAGGAAAGGCTATACAAATCAGGCCGCAAGTGCTATACTGGACACATCAAATAAGATTGGTGTGAACCAGGACGTGAATTTCGTATGTAAAATTGATCGGTCTCTTTATCGTATAGTAGAGCAGGATCTCGTAACAGATGAGGTCATTATCACAGAGCAGCAAATCCTTCATATTGAGGAGGGCCACCCTGGTGATTATAACCGCTTAGCTGCCTATATACCTGATGTATTGCAGCAACCGGATTACATTTTGCGAGGAAACCGCCCACATACGGCCCTTGTGCTTAAACAGATTTCTACACCTGAAATGACCGCCGAAGTGGTTTTGCGCCTGAAAGTTTCCGGCGATCCTGAGGAGTATAAAAACTCTATCATCACGATGTGGAATATCAGTCAAAAGCGTTTCCGTCGTCTTTTGCGACAGAGCGAAATACTTTACAAAAAAGAGTAAATGTGCTATACTGTGCATAGGATAAGAGAGGCATTTGAGGTGGTCAATTTCGTGGCAGCCACACGCCGCTGGTAACGACAAGGGCTTTGCCCTGAGAGATGCAGGAGAACGCCACGCCTGCCAAATGCCAATCGATGGGGAACGGTTCAGATGCCGTTCCCCGTTCCTGTTGATAGACCCTTTTAACCACGATGCACACGCACCGTGGTTTTTTCATGCCCATTTTTAGGAGAACGCAATGAAGAAGCTGCTTGTTTTGATGCTGGCCGTGCTGATTGCAGTGACCAGCCCGGAACGGTTCAAGGTGAATTACATCTGCCCGCATCAGTACCGGCTGTGTTTTTACACGGACGTTTTACACGGCGTGGAAATTGTGCCGTAATGGCCGCGCCAACATTTGTTGAAACCACGATGCAAATTCTGCACCGTGGTATTTTTATGCCTGCCTGCCCTGCATGAGGGGCAAGCGGGCACTTTTTATACCCATTTATTCCCCAAAACATGCCCGGCATGGCGTAAAACTGTACAGCCAAAGCGGATGCGACCCGCGTAAATAAAAGCGCAGGCAGAAAGGACACAACATGAAACGCGAAGACGTAAAGAAGCAGATCCCCAACATCACCGATGAGCAGCTGGACTGGCTGATGGGCGAAAACGGCAGGGATATCACCGCCGAAAAGACCAAAGCCACCAACCTGCAGATCCAGGTGAACGGCCTGACCACCCAGCTGAACACCGCCAAAGACAGCCTGAAAGCCTTTGAAGGCGTGGACGTGGCCGACCTGAAAGGCCAGATCACCAAGCTGCAGGGCCAGCTGGCCGATCAGGCCGACAGTTTTGCCTTTGATTCCGCCCTGGACGGCGCAATCCGTGACGCGCACGGGCGTGACGTAAAGGCCATCCGCGGCATGCTGGATGTGGACGCGCTGAAAGCCAGCAAGGACCGCACCACCGACATCAAGGCCGCGCTGGATGCCCTGACCAAAGAAAAAGCCTGGGCCTTTGATGCTGCCCCCGGCGGCTACCCCAACGTCCGCGACGGCGGCGACCCGAACAAAACCCCAACCGGTTCCACGCGCGAGCAGTTCGCGGAGTGGTTTACTGAAGTCATGAAGTAAAGGAGCAAAAGTATGGCATCTATTGATATCAACCGCACGACTACTATTTCCCTGCCGGGCAGCGTGTCCAGCGAAATTTTGCAGAAAACCCAGGAATCCAGCGCCGTCATGGCACTGGCCCGACAGATTCCGCTGCCCGGCCTGGGCGTAACCATCCCCGTTATCACCGGCGACCCCGAAGCGGGCTGGGTCGGTGAGACCGAGAAAAAGCCGGTCAAGCGCGGCACTCTCTCCACCAAGCAGATGCAGCCCTACACCCTGGCCGTCATCGTACCGTTTTCCAACCAGTTCCGCCGCGATGTGCCCGCCCTGTATGATCAGCTGGTGCAGCGTCTGCCCGGCGCTCTGGCCAAAAAGTTTGACCAGACCGTGTTCGGAGCGGTGAAAGCCCCCGGCTCCAACTTCGACACCCTGAAAGCCTGCACGGCCCAGAGCATCCTGACCAATGCCTACGGCGGTCTGGTTGCCGCCGATGCAGACATCGCCGCCCATGACGGCATTCTGAACGGCTGGGTGCTGGCCCCGCAGGGCAAGGCCATCCTGCTGAACGCGGTGGACGGCAACAAGCGCCCCCTGTTCATCAACAGCGTGGCGGAAGGCGCAGTGCCCATGATTCTGGGCGCGCAGGTGCGCCAGAGCAAGGGCGCCTACACGGCCAACACGGCCAGCGATGCCGCCGTGGTCGGCTTTGCGGGCGACTGGAGCCAGGCTGTATACGGCACCGTGGAGGGCGTGCAGATCGCCATTTCCGACCAGGCCACCCTGACCGACGGTTCCACCACCATCAACCTGTTTGAACAGAACATGTTCGCCGTGCGCGCCGAGATCGAAGTCGGCTTCCGCTGCGACACCACGGTGTTCAACAAGCTGACCGGCGCAGCCAAAACGGGGTCCTGATCATGATTGAATTCAAGAACCGCCTGACCGGCACCCTGATGGCCGTTGCCCCGGAGCGGGAAGCTGAATATCTGGCGGCAGGGCATACCCGCGTAGATGCCCCGGCGGCCGCCCCCGCCGCCC